TCAGTATCTGCGGGGTTCTACTCGCGAATGGCAGAAGCCAATGCACAAATGGACCAAAATCTAGAAGGAATTTTGGCTTCTGGAATTGAAAAAGCAAGGGCAGACGTTCCTTTAATTGGAAATTACACAGCTAGCGACGCATATCAGGTTGCAAATAATCTGATGCTAGATTTTGTCACTGCAAACCTAAGAAAAGAATCAGGCGCAGCTTTAGGGAAAGAAGAGACAGAGCGAGAATTTAAGAAGTATTTTCCGCAGCCCGGCGATGGCCCGAAAAATATTGAAAGAAAACGGCAAGCAAGGCAGCTAGCCATAGAGTCAATGCGATTAAACGCGGGAAGGGCCGCGCAAGGGCGACAACCCACTATTAATCAAAGCGCTCCGGTAAGAAATGAAGCAGACTTCCAAGAGCGACTTCGCAAATACGTTCCAGGCGCACGCTAATGGCTGAATACTCTTATGACGACCTAAAGAAAGCATTCATTGCAGCAGACGCCGCTGGAGATGCTGAAAGCGCCAGAATGTTTGCTGAGCGGCTTGTCGAAATGCAACAGCCGGCCGAATCAGAATATGCGTCTCCCGTTGAGGGAATGTCGCAAATGGAGCGGTTTGTGGCGGGTATTGGAGCTGGAATGAAGCGCCCTGTACTTGCGGCCGGACAGCTTACCCCGGCTGTTTCTCAGGCAGACATTGATGAATATGAGCGACTCAATGCGCCCTTGATGGGAACAACCGCCGGAAAGTTTGGCTCTTTCGTTGGAGAGACAGCAGCGCTTCTCCCGTTCGCAATGGCTGCGCCTGCCACAATTCCGGGGGCTGCTGCGGGCGGCGCGTTAATAGGCGGCCTTTCAACTCCGGGCGGACTTAAAGAGCGGGCGACTGGTGCGGCAATTGGCGGAGTTGCTGGTCCTGCGGCAGAGATTGGGGGCAGGGTTGCTAGAGGTGTTAGCCAGTTTGCGCGAAGCGCTGTCGAGCCGCTTTTGCCAAGAGGGCCAGAACGCATTGCGGCAAGAACCATTCAACGCATGGCAACAGACCCGACCGCTGTCACAAGAGCAACACAGTATCAGCCCGGCATTCCAGGATACCAGCCACCACTTGCGGAGGCCACGCTAGACCCCGGAATAGCCCAACTGCAAAGAGGGCTACCGGAACCCGGAGGACTTGCGCTTGCCGAGGAAGCGAACATCAACGCGGCGGTGCGCGGGATTCAGGATATTGCCCAGACTCCGCAACAACTTGAAGCTGCTATATCGGCTCGATCAAAAGCCGCAACCCCTCTCTATACGGCGGCACGCAAAAGTCAAACCCCTGTAGATACCACAAGGACGGTAAACCTCATTGATAGGTTGTCGAAAGCCAACCCCTCAACGCTTGGACCAAAACTTAAGAACATCCGAGAATCCTTGTTTATTCAATACGCGCCAGAGGACAGGGCGAGGGATGCTTACAAGGTATTAAATGATGCGCTTGCCGGAAGGAACGCGGCGGCGCCCGGCTCTTCTGAAATTAAAACCGTTCGCACAATCGTAGGCAGGGTGCGGGACGGGAAAATCACGGCTGACGACGCTTTGTCCCAGCTTAAAGGCCTAAAGCCAAAACGCGCTGATTTTAGCGACGCGCTGTCTCTGGCAAAAGACATATTGAAAACCCCTGACTATGTAATCCAGCAGGGGCCGCAGCAACTGATGGACGCCGCCGCACAGATTCAAGAATTGGCAGCGACTCAGGAAAACAAATACATCAGGCGAGAACTCGGAACTGTGCAAAAGTCTTTAGAAAGGCAAATAGCAAAAGCTGTTCCTGAGTTTGGTCAGGCCGAGAAGGTTTTTGCTCAAGCAAGCACTCCTGTTAATCAAATGCAAATCGGGCAGCAGCTTTACGAGAGCTTAGTTCCTCCGCTCGCTCAAGGCACTGAACTGCAAAGACTGACGCCCGCCGCATTCGCTCGTACTGTCGGAAACTTAGACGAAATTGCAAGAGCAGCAAGGAAAGGCCCGCGCGGAATTCGCGCTGCAAACGTCATGACGCCGGAGCAGATGAATACGATTGAGGCAACCCGGCAGGCCCTAGCAAGACGAGAGCAGGCAAGGATTCTGGGCGCTGCCCCAGGCTCCCCTACAGCGCAAAACCTAGCAACGGAAAACATCTTGCGAAGGACCCTTGGGCCGATTGGATTTCCTCAAACAATGCTTGAGCAAAACATCCTCCCTTCCCTGCAAGGCGCGGCAACTGTCTATGGCAAAGGGCTTCAGGCTCTTGGCCTTGAAAAGCGAGTGCAAGAGGAGCTAACAAGGCAGATGACAGACCCCGCAAGAGCACTGGCTGCATACAATCAAATTGCCCCAGCGCAAGGCGGGAGAATGGGGCTGCTTGATTACATCACGCCGGCATTTACCTCTAGCGCTTTGGGCGCATATAACCCGTGATGGCCGAGTTCCACAAAGCTCATTCGTTCGTCTCCAAATGGGAAGGGGGTTACGTCAACGACCCCGCAGACCGAGGCGGAGAGACTATCTTCGGGATATCCCGTAGGGCACACCCTCACTGGGCGGGCTGGAAGATGGTGGACGCTGGGGATAGAGACTCGGAAGCCCTCAAGAGGGACGCCGAGAAGCTCTACCGCATGAGCTATTGGGGGCCTATTCTGGGAGACCAGTACCCCTCACAAAAGCTAGCTACTTTGGTTTATCAAGCTGCGGTAAACTGTGGCGTGAGTACAGCAGTCAAGTGGCTTCAGAAGGCGCTAAACGCTAACGGGGCCAACCTGAAAGAAGATGGCAAAGCAGGGAACCATACCCTGCACGCGATTTACGAGGCTGACAGAGAGTCGGCAACGTCAAAGGTAGTTGAGGATTTCAAGGCCCTTCAGAAAGCGCACTATTACACGCTGGCAAAAAAGCCAGACCAAGAGCGCTTTCTGATTGGATGGCTCAACCGCGTGAACGCTGCGTGAGGACGGTATGGAGTTATCGAGAGACATAGGTCGGCACGATGCCGAGATTGAAGCCCTCCAAAAAGAGATTGCTGAACTTCGACAAGAGATAAAGCAAATCAGCAAAATCCTGAACGAAGCCCGTGGCGGCTGGCGCACAATGATGCTGTTGGGTGGGGCCGCTGGCGCAGTAGGAGCGGCCATTGCAAAACTGGCGCAGTTCCATTGATTGCAGATACCATCGCTGCTGTGTTTGGGAAGGTTCTGGACAAAGCCTTCCCTGACCCTATCCAGAAGGCCCAGGTTGCTGCTGAACTTGAACGCCTCAAGCAGGACGGCGCTTTCCGGGAACTAGAGATAGCCATAGGCGCTATTAAGGCCGAGGCGGGAAGCTCCGACCCTTGGACCTCTAGAGCCCGCCCTTCTTTCCTTTACGTCTTTTACTTCATCCTGCTGGGCTTGGTTATCCTTGCCCCAGCAATCGGAATCATGCGCCCTGACGCCATGCGGGAATTTTTCCTGAATGTGAAGCTGGGCTTTGAGGCAATCCCGGAAGCTCTATGGTGGACGTTTAGCGCCGGGTATCTTGGCTACACAACAGCACGAACCTATGAGAAGGGAAAGAAATGAATAACCTCGGACTACTCGACCCTCGCTTGATGGCGTATCTACAGCAGGCGCGCTCTCAGATGCAGCCTAATCCCGGAATGCCTAACTTTGCTCCGCCTACGAATATGGGCCAATATGCTCCGCCTATGCCGCGGGTTGTTCGCCCTGGAGGAATGATGCCTCCGCAGGGGATGATGCGTCCTGGAATGATGCAGCCTAATATGCCCGGAATGATGCCCACGAATATGGGGCAATACGCGCCTCCGATGCCTCGCGTAGTTAGGCCGGGAGCGGCTCCTCAGAATTATTTCCCAGCTCCGATTGTTCGCTCGGATGGTCAGAGCTATTTCCCAGCTCCCATTATTCGCTCTGACGTACCTATGGGAACTATTAGACCTGGCGCTCCGACGCGCCCTCAGCTCCCGAGTGATAGGACGATGTATACCGTTAACAGGCCCTTTGCAGTTCCGTGAGGCCAGCTAATTACGACGGCCTAAATCACTTTCGCAAAGAGTGGCTAGAGGCAAAGAAAAGGGGATGGAATACCGAGCAACTTGCGGCAAGGTTCGGAATTACATTGCGCCAGACCTTCCAGAAGCGCCGGGACTGTGAAAAGTTCTTCGGAGATGGATTGCCGTCTCTTGGAAACAACAAGAACATTCCAAACCTTGACCACCAGCAAATCCCGGTCGGGCGGTACATCATCGCTTCAGACCTGCATCTCTGGCCGAATGTTCACTCCAGAGCCGAAGAGGCTTTCGTCAAGGTCCTTTCCTCCAATCACTTTGACGGACTGATTCTGAACGGTGACGTACTTGACGGCCCTGCGGTCTCAAGGTACGGAAAACGGATGGCGGAGGATATCCCGCATATTGTTGATGAAGTGTCTAATGCCCAAAAACGGGTGCGTGAGTACGTCAAGGCTTCAAAGAACAAAAAGCTCACGCGCCATCTTATCCGAGGGAATCACGACTGGAGGCTTGAGAGTTATCTCTTGCATAACGCCCCAGCAGTTGAAGGACTGCCAGGAACAAAGCTAGAGGATATCTTCCCAGATTTCGTGATTTCCATGTCTGCCAATATCACCGACAGGATTGTAATCAAGCACCGGTGGCACGCTGGGGTTCACGCTGCATACAACAACGCTGTTCGGTCACATACTGCTGCGATGGTCACCGGAGACACGCACCGACTCCAGTTGACCCGATACGCCGCTTATAACGGGGTAGCTTATGGTGTAGAGACCGGCTTCCTAGCTGACCGTTACGGGCCACAGTTCTCCTATGGTGAGAACAATCCACAGAATTGGTGCGAAGGCTTCTGTGTTCTGGAGGTGGAGGACGGAGAGCCGCATATAGAGCTTATCGACTGCTCTCGCAAGAATCCCAGGTTTATGGGGAGGTCGATTCATGGACGTAATTAATATGGAGGATAGGCGCCGAAAGAAAAAGGAATTCGGCTCCTACGCATGTGGTGAATGCGGCTTCGAAATGTGGGCGCTATGGACCGACAGTCGCGTGACATGCTGCAACTGCGGTGCCATGGCTGCCGACATTGTTACCAATCTTTTGAAAGATTCGCCGCCCAGCGAGCATTCGTGAATCCTAACTGAGTCGCGAAAGGCTCAGGGATGAAGTACCTAATCCGGTGGTCATAGACCGCCCCGTTCTCGTCAACCACATAAGTACCTACAGAAGCCTGCTTGCGAACGCCGGCGTTAGGGTCTGTCTTTTTACCCCGCCATTCTTTCCAAGGGTCCGGGGGCGTATCTACAACTTTCATGCGTCCACGGAGAAGTCCGGCGTGTAGCTTGGCGCACTCTAGGGCCTCTGCGTCGGCTTCTTTGCGGGTCGGGAAACGATATCCCTGACTTGCTGTTCCCCCGGTCACCTTAGCCAGCATGGGGCGGTAGATAGTGTCAAAGAAGTATTTAACGTCCTTCTGGAATTGGGTCAGCGCAATCATGGTAGTCCCCTTTTTGTTTACCTAATTATGCCACGCCTAACATCTTAAATGCTGTTGCTGCCACTGCTGGAACTTGTCCGTTCCCAATGGCTTTAAGTCTGTCCACCCGAGCGGCCACCCCATCAGCCACTCGACCCACGTTGGGTTCAACGCGCCAGAACTCTCCGACACAGACTGGCTTAAAGAGATTTGTTTCCCTTTCTCCATTCTGCGCTGAACTGCTCCGCTGGACAGATTGCCCCTGTCCCTGTTGTCGCTGGCTTGAGGTGTCGGCCACTTCGTTACCGCAGTCGCCAACCCATCTCCGCTGGTCTTGCTCAAGCCTTTCCGGTTGTAGTTCCCGCATACCGTTGGAGTATGCCACGATCCAGATTCTGTCTCGCTGATGCGGGGCACCAACGTCTGCCGCTCCCATAACATCCCACTGCGCGTCATACCCGAGCGAGGCAAGGTCTGCAATGACTCGGGCTCCTCCTCTAGTAGTGAGCATTGGGCTGTTTTCCACAAACACGAACCGGGGTCGAACTTCGCTAACCACCCGCGCCATTTCTCGCCACATTCCCGATCGTGTTCCTTCGATGCCAGCGCCTCGCCCGGCTGCTGAAATGTCCTGACAGGGAAAGCCTCCAGATACAACGTCAACAATTCCGCGCCACGGTTTTCCGTCAAAGGCTTGAACGTCATCCCAAATCGGGAAAGGCGGGAGAATGCCGTCATTTTGTCTGGCAACAAGTATGCTTGCTGGATATGGCTCCCACTCGACAGCGCAGACGGTTCGCCATCCGAGCAAGTGTCCGCCGAGTATTCCTCCACCAGCGCCTGCGAAAAGAGCCAGCTCATTCATTTATTACTCGATTAGTCATGAACATGTCTCCAGGTCATAAAGTTTGCGGCTTCCCATGCGGTAGTCTGAGATACCTTTAGCCCCAAAACCTTGACCGCACAGTTCACGCAGACATCCATCGCCACGAGTCTGCGAAGTTCCCGAACGTCTTTTTCTGTCATCTTGACGCTCGGGTGGTTTTCGCCAATCGGGGTGTTGTTAATGCCTCTTTTAATATCCGTACCCTTCATCAATCATTTCTGAGAACACGCGCATGATTTCTTCTTCGATTTCCCGCTCCTCCTCTCTGGTCATGTCATCAAAGTAAATCTGGGAACCTTCATCATCTAAGAACTCCCACTCAAAATCTTCGGGTTCGGCCGGATACCAAGTATCCGGGTGTCCGCTGTCTTTGCCCTTAGTCGCTGGCTGAAACCACAGGACGTTGATAATCACATCCTTACCGCGAAAGCTCATTTCGAATTCCATATGTCACCTCACTGAATCAAACGTAAGCAGGATAATACCAAGTAGAATACTAAAACGGAATATCATCCGTAAACTCATCTTTGACAATCTTTCTGGATTCAGAGATAGCCCGGTTCCCTGATTCTGTCTTTCCTTGAAGGGCCAAGCTCATAAACTTCTTGCCGTCCTTCTTGGAGGTGCGTATCCAGGCGGACAGCCAGAACTCCTTTCCGCCAACGGTTACCGCGCCACGGTAGTCAGGGTGGTTGTCCTGCTCCTTCCGGTCATTCTTATAAAGAACTCCACTATTGTCGCGCTCATTCCTTATTTCGTTCATTTCTTCCTCACTGCCTTGATAAAGGTTTTGGTTGAGTCATCGCACATTTCATAAACCAGCTTCTTGCCTTCCACGTTCAGCTCGTCGAAGAGTTGATTGCAGGCAAGCTCGTCCTGGGCGTCCTTAGCCTCCGCAAGCTGTTGGACGTAATCCATCCTAAGCATGGCGGCTTTCTGCTCAAGCTCCCGGCCCAGCGCCTTCTGCTTAGAGTTCAGTCGGCCAAAAGCGAAACGGTAGCCTTGATCGTCAGCCTTGGATATAGCAAGCAAGGCAAAGCCATTGCCTTCTTCCAGCGCCCTGACGACCTCTCCGAGCCTGCTCTGATTGTCCACCCCTTCTTTAGTCTCTGGGGTTTCCTTCGACCCAGACGAGGAGTCTACGGCGTCATGCTCAATAATCTCCAGCGCAGCGACCCACAGATACCGTCGAAGATAAGTCTGCGAGGCCCCAAGGTTCTGGACAGGATGACAGCCCTTAAGCTGGGCCTCAGCCAGCGGACTTGAAATCACAATCCTGTCTGTTGGGTTCTCAACGTCCACGATGGTCATGGTTGCTTCAGCGCCAAACGAAACAAACGCGCAGAGCCCATGCTTGTGGAAGATGTCTATGGCTGGCTTGATGAAGTCGGCCAGCTCGAAATACTTATAGCCCGCGAACTTGTTCTCACCTGACTTCTTAAGTTCCCGACTGTGAAACTCAACTCTTGCTTCTGACAATTTCTTAAACACGCTCATACATTATCCCTTTGATATTCATTTACATATTTTAAATTGATGCAATTTTTCGTGTGTCATAAAACGATATTATTTTACCATCTGCTCCTGCATTTACTATCGTTGAATTAACCCACACTTTATCTCCGCTTTGTAGCCTGCGAATGTGCCCGCGTCGCAAATGTTCGCGCGGAGAACGATGCCCGCTTTCAATGTTATTTTTTTTTTCGTTTCGGCTTTCCCTAAGTACAAGAACCCTATATTCATCAAACGGGATGGCCCCGCGATTTTTAGCGCCCCTGTTAATCTTGCGAACTTCCATTGGTTCGTGGTCTATGTTTTTGCAAGATAAAGCCTCAATCAACTCAAGGACCGCCATCATTTCATCATGCAAATCACAATACGCATAACGCTCCCATTCACTACCAAATTGCGATATTCCTGCGCTTCCTGTAGGTTTCAAAACCACCCCAATGTCTAAAGCTTTTCCGTTTGTGATGTTTTTTAGGGGGAAAGTTTTAGTTCTTTGGTTGTCGCTTTTCCTTACCCTGCAAGCAAATGGAATCATACTCCAACAATCTCCAGCAGGAATTTTAGCCATGACAATCGAATAAATTTCTATCCAGCCGTCTACTTCTTTCGCAACAGCAATTCTTTTTGGAGCTGGAGTTGTTTTGCCTTTTCCAAATTCTTTTTCTACTAATCCGCCTCCGCCATTTTCGTTGGATGTATACTCTATAACCACGTTCGGATAAGGGAGGCGCAAAATCTCAGGAAGTCCTTTTAACTCGTCATTCAAAATTCTTCCGCCATCAGGCAATACAAACTTAACAGCTTGATTCGCGCAATCTATAACGCTTTCGCACGCATCAGCATCATAATGAAATCCAAATAAACGAAGACCTGGGATAAATCTACTTTTTAAGTCTGCAGTTGCTTTGCGTAAATAATTCAAAGCGTGCATGAGATTACTCGCTTCTTTTCCACTTGTTTTCGATTGATCGACGCGCGGCCACGGCCAAGGTTGCACACACCATCTTCCCTAGTTCGGCCATCGCGGTTTTTTTATCGTCCGGGTGACAGGCGTACATCGCAGCAACCATGCCGATGATGTCGGCAGGGCTGTCTGCAAGGAGCTCGATGCGGCCCTCTTCGTCTACCCAGTCACTAATGAGCTTCGCCTGTTCGTCACGGGTCAGGCGGTCCCAGTTTCCACGTCCTTCTTTCTGAACCTTGCGTGCCATTGCTTCCCACATATCAACCTCCGTAGATTGGGCTGGTAGTCAGCCCTACCCAAAGAAACGACCCCACGACAATCACGGCGAAAATGAGTTCCGCCAAGAACTTTAGGACTGTTTTCATTTCAACCTCACCTGTTTGGTGGGACTATCCTACCAGCACGAGACCCTGCGTCAAGCCCTATTTCTGTTCCAATGGTGACAACTTGAGCAGAGGGACAGGAAGTAATTACTTCTTGTGCCGACAATCACGGGTTCGCTAACCCGTGAAACAGGGACGGCAAGGGACGCATCTTCACTTATCGGCGTATACGCGCGTGCACATGTGTACGTCTATAAAGCAAAGTCCGTCCCTCAGCGTCCCTGCTATTGACCAGATGGTAGGATGCTGCTATAAAGCACCCATGAGCATGACCGAAAAAGCTAGAAAGTACGTTCACTCCCTGCGGGGAGAGTGGCCTAGACTCTGTTCGGAGACCGGGCTTAGTTACCACTGGATATGCAAGTTCGCCCAGGGGGTAATCAAGAACCCCTCGGCGGCCTTCGTGGAGAAACTTCAGAAACATGAAAAACGCACATCCTGAGCTGGAGGGCATCATCATGGGAACCGTCATTGGATTAATCCTTTGGGGCCTTATCATCACGATAGGGGCTGCGCTATGACCCAGCGGGAAAAGGTCCTGAAAGCCCTTCTGAGGGGCCAGAAGCTTACTCCCTTGGAAGCCATTAACCGAGGTATGGGCCTGCGCCTTGGGAGCCATATACACGCTCTCCGTAAGGCAGGACACGACATCCGCTCTGAGCTTGTCCAGAAAGGAAATGCGAGAGTTTCAAAATACTGGTTGCACATCGCTTGAACCAGTAATATTCTGAACATCGGCCTAGCTTAGCTGGCGAAGAGAGGACCTCGACTACCCTCCTGGCCGATTCCCTTCTTAGTCGTTGGTCTCTAGTCAGGGCCAGCCAAACCCCGACTCGTACTCCGCACGTTAGCAGGTGCGCGCTTGTCGCAGCTCGGAAGTAAAGCAAGCAAACCAAAATAGAGTGGAGCACGGTCCCACCCTGACCGCCACGACGGTGACGAGCCAGTACCCCAGGCTTGCCCGATACGGAACGATTACCGGCAGAGCTTTTTAGCTTTGTTCGACAGTAAGGCTAGGAGAAATAAGCCTTAAGACCTGTCACCGGAAAATGGGTGGGGTGTCTTTAAAATATGATTAATCCACAATTAAAAGCATTGAGACTAGAAATCCTGAGGGATAAAAACCTCAGGGAAAGATGGGAAGAGCGAGCAGCCATTATGCAATACGATGGCGGTCTTACTCGGGAACAATCAGAAGAAGCTGCAATCGTTGAGGTGTTAAATGATAGATCCAGAACTGTGGGCGGACTTCGTCCAACATCGCAAAGACATCAAGAAACCATTAACCCAGACAGCCGAAAAGCGAATGCTCTCCCGGCTTTCTAGATTCCTCGAACAAGGTATGAACGTGGACGCTATGCTGGAGCGCAGCATCGTCAATGGCTGGCAAGATGTCTGGCCAGAACAGAAAGAAAGTCGACCCCAAGCCCACCGCATTGCAGAAATCCCGGAAACCCCAGAAATCGACAGAGAGGCCGCCAGGGCCGCTGTCAAAGAAGCTATGGGTAAACTGAGGGTCATCCGATGAACCGCGAAGAATACCTTTCAAGAGCCCATGAGTTTGCTCAGAGGGGGGAGCGCCATCCGAGGGCTGTCCTGACAGAAACCGTCGTTAAAGAGCTTAGGCAGGCAGGGCAGAAGCGAGCGCAGATACGGGGATGGATTCGGGACAATCTCTCAGACGAGGCCCTGTGTACTCGACTAGGACTGCATCGCAGAACCCTGTGGACCTACCGAGACTTGATTCCCGAGATTCAGGATGCAAGAAAAAAGCGGGAAGAGCTGTACAAATACCTTGCCGAGAACCTCACGAACGATGCACTCTCCGTCAAGTACAAACTCCACCCTAACACGGTGGACAAGGTCATTAACCGGGGAAGGTGGGCTCATGTGGACGAGGAAAGGCGAGTGGTTCCTCGAGAACCCTCCTATGAAGCTGTGCAAAGCCCTAGTCGACGGGCAACCTAGATACACACTGACCGAAAACAAAGAAATACGGGCGGTCTTTGACTGCCCAGAGAAGGCGAAAAAATGGGCCTCCCAGATTCAGAAAGGGTCGGAAAGGCCCTCAATTTTCTATGCGATTCCGACGAGCCATATGCCAGAGCCGCCGCCCAGTTGGAGGCTGCGGAACTCCGAGTAAAACAGGTCCGGGAAGTAGCCTTTCTTGAGGCGACCGGGACTCAGGCAGAACGAGCCGCTAGGGCTAATCAGACCCCGGAAGCTTTAGAAGCGAACGCGGAGCTAGAGAAGAAGGTCTACCAGAAGGAGCTACTGAAAGCCAGACGCGCAACCGCGCTAGTCCTAATAGATGTCTGGAGAACGCTAGAAGCCTCTCAGAGGCGCTCATGAGGCCCTGGAGGAGCAGAAAGTACCTAGACCGTATCAGACATCTACCATGCCAGCTTTGTGGCGTAGACGACGGCACAATCGTTCCAGCGCATTATTCTGGAATATACAGTCAGCAACTTGGAAAAGGCATGGGGCAAAAGTCCTCTGACCACTGCGTTGCTGCGCTGTGTCATAACTGCCACGAGAGCATGGACAAATACGCCGACGGGAATACAGACGCCCGAGCGGTCAAGTTCATGTTGGCTATCTTCAAGACTCAATGGGAACTTCTGAATGAGAGTAACAAAAACTGACGCTAACCATGCCCGGATTATGAAGGTGCTCCGGGATGCTGGGGCCGAAGTGACTTCTCTGCATAAAGTAGGCCAAGGCGTCCCGGACCTTCTGGTGAGCTTTTGGGGGAAATGGTTCCTGATGGAGGTCAAGGACCCGGACAAACCTCCTTCGGCCAGAAAGCTAACAAAACCCCAAGAGGAGTGGATAGCGAGGCAGAAAGCCGAGGTCCACATTGTGACCACGGACCAGTCTGCGCTGGACTGTTTAGGCATCGGAGACTGGAGAATAGCCCTTGGCGATGATATGGAAAAAGGAGCATGACCGATGGACACAGATTGTCCAACCCGGTCAGCATCGCCTTATGGCGGTCTGGAGAGGAAAACATTGGGTGGTTATTAGGAATTTTTGGAAACCCAGCGTCCTACAATGGGATTTTCCCGTTATACTAGGTAAGTGGAAAACCGCCCGAGAAGCCAAACAGTTTTGCGAGGAATTTTATGCCGCTGAAGAAGGGCTCAAGCCAGAAAACAATCTCCAAGAACATCAAGACGGAGATGAAAAAGGGTTACCCGCAAAAACAAGCCGTCGCCATCGCCCTGAGCGTGGCCGGAAAGTCAAAGAAAAGGAAATGACATGACCAAGATTGCCCGCGATAAGGACGGCCAGATTGCGCAATGCGTCGGCCTAGGCGCTGCCCAGACCGTAGCCTACGACGCCTCTGTGCAGTCGACTGCGGTGGGCATCAATACTTACATCATCCGAGTGGTTTCGACAACCGACTGCCATGTGGCGATTGGCTCGAATCCGACGGCGACGACTAGCTCGACCTTCCTGCCGGTTTATGGCGTTGAGTACTTCAAGATTGCGCCAGGACAGAAGATTGCCGCAATCAAGAACGCCACTGCCGGAACGCTTTACGTCACCGAGTGCGAATAAATGTGGCAGTTAAACCGATTCGGGCTGGGCGCTCCTGGAGGTTCGCCCATAAGAAATCCAACGCTGAGGATAAATTTTATTGGCACTTCCAGTTTGGATTCCAGGATTACCTTTACTCGCGCCAGTAACGCAACGTATTTTGATTCCACTGGCACGCTTCAGACCGCCACGACGAATGCTGCGCGCTTTGACTATGACCCCAGCACCCTTGCTGCCCGTGGGTTCTTGGTGGAGGAGCAGCGGACGAATCTCGTGACATATAGTGCTGAGTTTGACAATGCGGCTTGGAGCAAAACACGCGCAACAATAACTGCAAATGCCCTTGCAAGCCCAGATGGAACGACAACAGCAGACAAATTTGTTGAAGATTCGACCGCTTCAAATACTCATAGACTCAATGGGGTGGTAGCGGCGACTTCTGGCACAACGTATACATGGAGCGCATTTCTTAAACAAGGCGAACGAACCTTTATAAGGTTTGTGATTGGCGGAAGCGGAATTGGCTCTGATATTGGGGTCGATGTAAATCTGAGTACTGGAGCAATAATTGCCGATGTAGGCTCTCCGGCAGCAAAATCGATTAGCAATATAGGAAACGGATGGTATCGAGTTTCCGTAAGCGTTGCAGCAACATCAACCGCAAATATTAATCCGTTTGTTTATTTGTGCGATTCTGCAAGCAATACAATATATACCGGCGATGGAACTTCTGGAGTTTACATCTGGGGCGCTCAACTAGAAGCCGGGGCCTTCCCCACTAGCTACATTGCTACAACCACCGCATCTGCAACCCGAAGCGCAGACGTCGCAAGCGTTAATACGCTGAGCCCTTGGTTTAATGCGAGTGAGGGGACTTTTTTTGCAGAAACTCAATTAGCGAGCACAAGTGCAAGAGGCGCTGCTGGTTTTGATGCAAATGATGGATCAACAAATAATCGGATTATTTTTAGAGCATTTACTACAGGTTCCGCAGATCAATGCGTAATCCGTTCGGCATCATCAACCGTTGCTACGTTGACATCTGCTTCCCCAACAACTGCAACCAGAAAAAGCGCGATTGCATATAAAGTAAATGATTTTGCTTTTACTTCCGCGGGGCAAACTCCAGTGACGGACACAGCCGGAGCAGTTCCTACCGGGCTTAGTGTTGTTCTTCTTGGTTCTGGTTCTGGTACGTCAGAGTTTCTTGGAGGATATCTTCGGCGAATTACCTATTATCCGCGTCGCCTTTCGGGCTCTGAACTTCAGGGCATTACCACTTAAGGAACCCCTATGTACTACGACTACATGCTCAACTTTCCTACCGAGGCGGAATGCAAAGCCGTCCTCGGGACTGAAGAAACGTTTGACGGCCAGACTTACTTCGTCCCTAAGTACACGGCTGTAGACCTCATCGGAACTATCTACGAAGACCAAGTAGACCCGGACCTCCCGCCTGTTCCTTATCCTGGCTATCACGCCAATGTCAGGAACACCGAGGAAGCTCCAGAGCTTGACCAGTATCGAGTCTATCCCCCGAACCCAGTGCGCGTCTGGGCTTAAGAATGGCAATCACCGTCACCCATCCAAAAGTATCGGCAATCCCGGATGACCCGGCCTCAGTTGCGGCGGGGGAAGTTGTCCCAAGTGACTGGAACGCTAATCACACAGTTGTGGTGGATGGGTTAGACAACGTTCCAATTGGCGGAACCACTCCTGCGGCTGGTTCATTTACGAATTTAAACGCAACGGGGGTTGCCGTATTTAACGGCGCCATTGCTTCAGCTATTGCAGGCGCGGAAGTGTCTCTTATCGGAACTCTTCCGACCACAGGTTCGGGTGTTGCTTACGGGTTGTGGTCAAATGTAACGATGCCATCAAATGCGACAGGGGCATCGTTTGGTATAAGCAGTCGAGTTTCCACAGAAGCGACGGCATTCACTGCCGGGTCAATATCAAATTATGCAGCTGGCTTTACGACGCTTGGCGCAAGTTCTTCAGTAACCAATCTTTATGGTTACAATGCACAAACGACTTTAACTGTTGCGACAAGTAGTAATGTTGGGTTTTTCTCGCAAATAGCCGCTTCTGGCTCTACTAGATGGAACTTTTACGCAACTGGTTCTGCGCCGAATTACTTTGCGGGGCCGCTTGGAATAGGCGCAACGACTACCGGAGACCCGTTTAGGATTGCAGGGACCATAAATCATTCCGCGTTTTCTAATGCTCAAATTATTGACGCTACCATTGGAAGCTCAGTAACAAGCAGTTTTCGCGGAATAATGAGTAGACCAATCACTCAGAATGCGACTTTCACACTTAGCAGTCTGATTCATTTTTATGTCAATCCGCAAGCCAAGGGCGCAAGCTCAACAATCACAAATCAGTATGGTTTTGTTGCAGAAAGCTCAGTCACCGACGCAACGAACAACTTCGGGTTTTACAGCAACATTGCAGCGGCTTCTGGAAGATGGAATTTTTACTCCGCAGGCACTGCATCAAATTATTTTAACGGGAACCTCGGAATTGGGTCGAGCACATTCGGAACTAGTGCAACGAACACGCTTGCAATTTTAACTGGAACTGCGCCTACGACTGGTCCCGCTGACACAATTCAGCTTTACAGCACTGACCTAAGCGCAGGAAACACAATTCCGAGTTTCTATACAGAAGGCACGAACGTTGGAACAGGGACTCCGACCGCAAATAGAACCATTGCGGTTCGTTTCAATGGAACTGTTTACTATCTCTTAGCGAGCACAATCCCATGATAAAACTAGAACTGACGGTTGAGGAAGTAAATGCAATTCTTCAGACCTTGGGAAACCTCCCTACATCTTCGGGGGCCTGGCCTTTGGTTCTGAAAATCAAAGACCAAGCAGAAGCTCAGGTGAAGAAAAATGATTAACTACACTTGGAAAGTCACGAAGTTTGAGGTTATCGATGAGGGCCCGCTCTCCAATGTTGCAGTAATCAGTTACTTTGAATGCCTTGGAGAAGAGAATGGGCTTAAAGGCAATGCTTCAAGCGATGTTCGTCTGCTTCCTCCTGACCCCGGCAATTTTATTCCTTTGGACAACGTTACTTCTGACGAGGCTATTGGCTGGACCTTGGCTGCACTCGGAGATAGAGCAAAAGTCTACGAAGAAATGGTGAGGGCTCAGATTGAGGGGCAAAAGCTACCGACTCCAAGAGCCGTAGAACTGCCCTGGATGAATGGCTAAAGCATTTCAACAGAATGCGTTTCAGGACTCCGCCTTCCAGATTGGCGGGGTTCCTGTTGTTGTCCCCAAAGGCGGTGCATCAGGGAAGAAATCGAAATATCCGAAACGGGTTTCGGTCAATGGCCGAGTCTTTGTTGTCCGGTCAAGGGCAGAAGAAATCGAGTTGCTACGGCAGCTCCAGCAGCAAGCAGACGACCAAGCCGCTATCGCGAAGGGTCTTGGAGATGAAGTCCTAGCCAAGCGGATTAAGAAAGCCGCTGTCAAAATTGAAACAAGGGTGCAGGCTCAGGAAAGCCGACTTGCACGCCTGCTGCGAGACGATGAAGAAATCCTCCTACTGTTGAGTGCTTAAATGGCCGGACTCCTCGACAAAGACACGCTGCCCTGCAACAAGCCAAGGCGCACCCCAGGACACCCTACCAAGAGTCATATGGTCAAAGCCTGTTACGACGGGACCGAGAAGCTCATCAGGTTTGGGGAACAGGGAGCCAAGACCGCAGGCAAGCCCAAGGCAGGGGAAAGCGACAAGATGAAACAGAAACGCAAATCATTCAAAGCTCGCCATGCCAAGAATATCGCTAAGGGGAAGTCCTCTGCTGCCTATTGGTCGGACAAGGTCAAGTGGTAGGATTGTACAAATAGTCCAAAAGTGACAAAATCCCGAGGCGTCAAAAATTAAGGAGTTAACATAACGTGCCCGGCGGAGCCCCTCTCGGAAATAAAAACGCTACCAAAACAAAGGTATGGAGCGACGCCATCAGGCGCGCTGTCATGCAGGGTAAGAAGCTCGATTCCTTAGCGAATGCCATTATCACCGCTGCTGAAGGTGGAGACATTGCGGCATTGAAGGAAATCGGGGACCGCCTCGAGGGGAAGGTCAGCCAGACTATTGCCGGAGAAGATGGGCCGATTGAGCTTGTCATTACATGGTCCGACAGCGTATCGAAATAAACTACGCCCCCAGACCGCTTCAGCTCGACTACCACAACCGGAAGGAACGATGGGCAATAGCGGTCTGCCATCGAAGGTTCGGCAAGACGGTGATGGTGCTGAACGATTTAGTCCGGGACATCATTACCTGCCAGAAGCCAAGGCCAAGAGGCGCTTACATTGCGCCCCTGTACCGGCAGGCTAAGGCGGTGGCTTGGGACTACCTCCAAGAGTTCACCAGAGCTATTCCGGGGATGACGTATAACCAAGCGGAACTGAGGGCGGACTTCCCGAATGGAGGCCGCATCAGTCTGTATGGGGCGGACAGTCCTGATAGCCTGCGAGGTATCTATCTGGATGCTGTGGCCTTGGACGAATATGCCCAGATGTCAGAAAGAACTTGGGAGGAAATCATCCGTCCAGCCTTGGCAGACCGGAAGGGACGAGCAACCTTCATCGGCACCCCCATGGGCCACAATGCCTTCTATCACCTCTATGACAAGTACCGAGAACACCCGGATTGGTATGTGGTGGTGCACCGGGCTAGTGAAACAGGGTATGTGGACGAGGATGAACTTGAGGACCAGAGGAAACAACTGAGTGAAGAGAGATACTCCCAAGAGTTCGAGTGCAGCTGGACCGCTGCCATTGTCGGCGCTTATTACGGGCGTTTGCTTGAAGATGCAGAAAAGTCAGGAAGATTTCGTAACATCAATGCAGACCCAGGATACCCTGTTGAAACTTGGTGGGACCTTGGTATTGGAGACTCTACCGCTATCTGGTTCGCCCAAAGGGTCGGACCGGAAATACGACTTCTGGACTACTACGAAAACAACTCAGAACCCCTAAGCCATTACGCTCAGGTAGTCCTTGGGAGGTCTAGAGATAACAAGTGGACGCTGGGGGATATTGTCCTGCCTCATGACGCTAAGCAGCGAAGTCTGGATACCGGGAAAGCCCGAGTGGACACCCTCAGCGACCTGATGGGGCAAAGGCCGGTTGTCCAGCCTCAGCACCGGATTGAGGACGGCATAGAAGCAGTCAGAAAAATGCTCCCGAATTGCTGGTTCGATGCGTTACACTGTGCAGCAGGATTGAACGCGCTTAGGCACTATCGGGCGGAGTATGACGAGGTGCGAAGAACCTACCGGCTGAGACCTGTCCACGACTGGGCTTCGCACGGTTCTGATGCGTTCAGGGTTGGCGCAATGCACAAGGGCCGGACCGAGAAGCGGTGGGAACCGATTAGTTATTCAAATAAAGGCATCTTGTGAATACCGCTTACTTGATAAAACGAATTTCAGAATTGAGTGCTGAACTGACAGCGGTCAAAGCCGCGATAGAGGCGCTGGAAGCCAGACTTGATTCTGTCGAAACCAGGCGGAAAAAAAATGCCCAAGCTGACTGACTCGCAGATTCTCGCCAAGGCCCAGATGGAGGTCACCTCCACCATCGGGCGTTGGGGTTCTGAAATCTCCAATGAGCGTGCTGCCGCGCTGGACTACTATCTAGGCGAGCAGTACGGAGACGAGGCAGAGGGCAGGAGTCAGGTCATCACTCGGGAAGTCATGGAGACTGTCGAGTGGATTCTGCCGAGCTTGGTCCGCATCTTCTGCGATGCTGACAATATGGTTCAGTTTGACGCTGTCGGGCCAGAGGACGAAGAGCAGGCCGAGCAGGAAACGGACGTGGTCAACTACGTCTACTGGAAGCAGAACAAAGGGTTCTATAACACCTATACCTTTCTGAAGGACGCCCTATTATCGAAGAACGGCATTCTGAAAATCTGGTGGGAAGATGCCGAAATCGAGGAGCGGGAGGAGTACACCGGCCTTGATGAGTTGAGCATTCTTCAGCTTATGTCTGACGCTACCGTGACCCGTGAACCTATTGAGGTCACTGTAGAGGAAGATGGGTCTATGTCGGCGGCTTTCAAGGTTACTAAGAACAAAGGCCGAGTCCGCATTGAGCCCGTAGCTCCTGAGGATTTTGGGATTAGCCGGGATGCCTCCAGCCCATACGCCAAGGATGCGCGGTCCTGCTATATGCGGGTCCAGAAGTCGAAGAGCGAGCTTATTGAAGCAGGGTACGACCGCAAACTTGTCGAGAGCCTCCCGACTTCTGACGACGTAGATACCCCCGAGAAGATTGCCCGAGACCGCCTAGACGACGAAGGTCTGGCGACAGTCTATAACCGGGATGTTTACTGGATTACCGAGTGCTATCTCTACCTCGACAAGAATGACGACGGGATAGACGAGCTACTGAAGGTGACCTACGCGGGCGACCCTGATGGCGGTGGCTCGGCGACCCTGCTGGACGTGGAAGAGGTCGACCGTATCCCGTTTGCTACAGCAACCCCGGTTATCCTGACCCACAAGTTCTATGGACTCTCCATCGCAGATTTGACGATGGATATCCAGCACATCAAGTCCACGCTGTTGCGTCAGGTCTTAGACAACACTTACCTAGCCAACAACTCGCGGACTATCGTGAACGATGAGTTCGTGAACATGGACGACTTGCTGACGAGCCGCCCTGGCGGGGTTATCCGCGTGCGTGGTGACCAAGGCGTTGGGGCTTATGTGACCCCGCTCCCTGCCTCTCCGCTGCCGCAGGAAACCTTCCCGCTAATGGAGTACATGGACCAGCAAATCAAGCAGCGCACAGGCGTTGGCGACGAGGTTGCTGGCCTTGATAAGAACGCCCTCAGCAACGTGAACACCGGGGTGGCCGCGCTGGCCTACGACGCGGCCCGTATGAAGATTGAGATGATTGCCCGAATCATGGCCGAGGTTGGCTTTGTCCCGCTGTTTAAGGATATCCACGAAATCCTGAGCAAGAACCAAGACCGGGAAATGGTCCTGAAGCTCCGCAATCGTTGGGTTCCCGTAAACCCCGGAGAGTGGCGAGAGCGCGAGAACATTACGGTGCGCGTCGGCATGGGCAACCAGAGCCGCGAGCGTCGCGTAATGGGGATGATGCAGATTATTGACCTTCAGCAAAAGTACGCGGCGGCGGGAGCGATGGGGTCGCTAGTAGCGCCGGAACAAATGTGGATGGCCAACAAAGAACTGGTCAGCGCGATGGGCCTCACGCCTGAGCTGTTCTTCATGGACCCCAAAATGGCCCCGCCCCCGCCGCCGCCGCAGCCAGACCCAGCCGCAATGGCGGCTCAGGTACAGGCAGAGGCGATGATGCTGGACGCTCA